CTCGATGCTCTACGCCCTGATGATCCACTTCTGCACAGAAACCCGGTGCGAAGATCACCACCTCAACAACTGGCCGAGCCTTGCCGAGTGCGAAGCTCAGGCTACCAATTACCGTCTGCAGTCCCCCGGCGAGTATCTGCTGACCTGCACCCCTAAAGGAGTCGATCGATGAACGTGTACAGCAGCGCAGACAGCGATGGCATGGCCAAGGCTCTCTACAACATTTACCTCAGCTACTGCTTCAACATCGAGGCCCGTGTGTTCTCCCTGGCCGCACAGGTGACGGAGAAGGGGTTCGTCTGCTGGGAGTTCTGGGAGGAAGGCTTCGTCGGCATCTGGGTTCCGGAGACCGACGAGAAAGAGATCGAGGTCGAGTGCCTGGGAATGCAGTGCACCGTGGCGATGAACCGGGCCACCCTGGGCGCGGCGCTGACCCTCATGGCCATCAACCACGAGATCTGGGCAGTTCACGAAGCCGGTGACGACCCGTCCTACCTGATCAAGCTCCAGGATGACCTGCAGGACTACGTCTACGCAGAGGGTTCCGGGTTCGATGCAGGCGCGGTGGCCAGCTTCCTGGATTGACCTGTATTTATGGCAATAACTAAGTAAATAAGTACACAGGAATTAGTTATGCACAAGACTCTCTACGTCGCCCCCGGCCACAGTCAGTGCCGCCTCTACCTGATGCCCTACCCGATGAAGCCGGGGCAGCACCCCGAGGACATCCACTACATGCACCGCGAGTGGTGGGAGGAAGTCGGCCTGCTGAACGCCCAGCTGAAGGTGGTCTGGCTGGACGAGCGCCTGCATCTGCTGCACAGCGAGATCGAGGGCAACATGGGCGGCACTTTCTTCACCCTCACCGAGGACCACCAGTTCTACGACGGCCCTCCGATGCAGGTGACGGCATGAACCGCCCACGCAAAGCCAGGGCGCACCGTCTGGTAGGCGCCCCGCCCTACGTGGTGTCGATCCACGACTCCGGGCCCAAGTACAACGACCGCTACACCGTGTTCTTCGGCTGGCCGATCTGGCAGCCGAGTATGGGTCGATCGGTGCCGTTCCTCGGGTTCAACGAGTGCCCGACCAGTCCGAACATGGGCATCAGCCAGTGGGGCGAAGGCTTCTTCCCGGGCCGAGGCGGCCTCGGAAAGCAGATCTGCTGGAACGACCTCCCTGAGCACCTGCAACAGCACGTCATTGCCCGGGCCAATTACCCGTACAAGATCCAGGTCGGCCGGCTGGCCAGGCTGGAAGGCGCCCACAAGACAGGCCGGGATATGTGGGGGTTCGAGCCGCCGGACGGCATCGGCTACTTCGACAACGCCTTCCTCACCAAGAAGGAGGCCAGGGCCTACGCCCTGGCCAAAGGCATCATCATCCTGGAGCCCCGCAAATGATCCGCTACCTCGTCCACCTTCCCGATGACAGAAAGGTCCTGGCCTACGCCAACAGCCTGGCAGAGATGCAGTGCATCCACGGAAGCAACGCCTGGTACCAGGAGTTGAACGACCTGGGCGACTACGCCCACCTCGACCGCTACTACATGAACGGCTCCAGCGGGCGCAACGCCCTGGCGGCCCGGGCCTGGAAGGCAAAGGACATCGCTCGGCGCCGAGGCGACCTGGTGATCATGCACCGTGTGCACCTGGATGCCGTGGCCAAGGCGTTGAACAACCTCAACAACAGCGAGCTGGTGAAACGGGCCAAAGCCCTGCTTGCTCGGCGAGGAGTGACCGGAAAATGACCTACCGAGTGACCACGCCGAAGGGAGAGAAGAAGCTCCTGCCTGCCCACCTGATCGAGCGCTTCCTGGTCGATGTGAACGGCGGCGGACTCAGCGTCGAGCAGACCATGAACGCTATGGAGGACGGCCACCGCCTCGATAAAGGCGAGACCGTAACCCGCAACGGCTGGACCATTTGCAAGAAGGAACCGTAATTATGGGTACCAAGACTTTCGTTTTCGCAAACCGGGCGAAGAACTACGCCGAGGACAGCGCCGTGCTGGTAGGCAGCGATTACGTCGGAACTTACAGCGGCAAGACCCTCGGGGAGCTGCAGGTTCGTGACCCCGGTATCGAACTGATCGACGCGGAGGAGTTCGTCGAGCTGGTCGAACTGCGTATGACCACCGACCCGGTGGAGGTCGACGAGGAGCGGTACTGGTACCTCCTTGAGGTACTGCCGCCCTGCAGCTGGGTTCGTAATGGCAGCACCGAGTCGTTCTACATGAGCGAGTTCACCAGCGGCCGGGTCACCTGCCACGTGGTTCGCATCGGTGACCGCTATTTCACCTTCGAGGCCCCTGTAATGGCCTCCCACTCTGACCGAACCGCCAAGGTATTCGCATGGCTGGACAAGCAAGAGCAGAAGCCGGAATCGACATCCACCGTCTGACCAGCGCCATCGTCGCTGACTGCCTCTACCACGAGGTGACACCCGCCCAGCGGCGGGCAGGCAAGACCATCAACTTCATGCACCTGTACCACCCGGAGGGCCGCTTCATGGTCACCGCAGACAGCATCGAACGCCGCATGACCCGCGAGGAGATCGTCGAGATCCTCGAGGGCCGCTACAGCATCCAGTGCTACGACCACGAGTCGAAGCGCGAACTGGCCGAGGCCCTGGCGGAAGCGGCCAACACCGAGGGGGACGCCCTTTGATCCTCCACGAAGTGATAGCCGGCCAGAACCTCTTGTGGGTGCTGGACGAAGACTCCGGCGTAGCCACCAGGGCCATCTGCGAGGAAGCGGGCGCCGTGTTCAACGGCCCGCTGCCCCCTCCCTTCCAGAAGGACCAGGCCGTGCTGGCCGACTTCGTCCTCCCCCGACAATCCGCAAATCTCCGCGCCAGACTGGCGCACGTAGGAGCAACAGCATGAACCTGACGAAGGCCATCCGCACCGAACTAGCCGAAAAGCTGATGATCAAGGCGATCGAAAAGCATGCGGATCCGATGGGAGCGGAGGCAGAACGCCTCAATAACGCCCTGGAAACGGCGCACCGAGCGCGCCTGGCAGCTGCCATGCCGGAGGTACCACCAAGCCGGTATGCAGCGCTGATACAGGCGGGGATCCTCGCCTACACCGCTTCGGGCGCCGAGACCATCTACTACCCCGTCCGGCGTGAAGACGGGTCGCTCACAACCCGCTCGGAATCGCCTGGACAGGCCGTCATAGGCAAGGTCAGCGAGGAAGTAAGGGACCTCCTGCGCGGCACGGCGCTCAAGGGTAGCAAGTGGGCGAAGTTCTTCCACTACTTCAGTGTCGGCTGCTACTCCCACAGCATGGAAGCGCGACTGGAGATGGAGCCCAGGCTCAGCTGCTCCCTCCCTGACTTCAAGGGGCGCCACTACGTAAGGCTGGACGCCCAGGAGCCCGAAAACATCGCAGGTTGGTCTGAGGAGTCCTTGGACTACATGCAGGCCGTGGAACCGATTTTCGAGCAAGCCAAGAAGCTGGCCAGGGCTGCCGCCGAGGTATTCCGGCAGGGGCTGGAGTACCGAGAAGAGGTCATGGATCTCCTGCAGGCATGCAAGACCGATAAGCAGCTGCGGGAGCTGTTCCCGGAGGCCGCCAGCCTGTTGCCGGCGCCAGTGGTCAAGCAGCGAGCTTTGGTTCCGACCGAGCTGGCTGCCAAGGTTCGCAAGCAGCTGAAAGAAGGGGTGCCGGTATGAAGTGGGTAATCACCAAGGCATTCGCCGCCCCGGATCCGCAGTTCGGCCCGATGCAGCGTGAACTGTTCGAGGACCCTGCCGTTGGCCAGGGCACCGTCGCGCTGACGGCGGCCGACGACTTGCCATTCCGCTTCCGCCTGATCAACGACGACGGGGTGCTGGTCTACGGGGGCCGCGCCGAGACCTACGGTACTGACCCGCTGACCTGGGCGGACGGCCGCGAAGGCGTCACCGAAATCCACTACCAGCAGGAGAACGGCGAATGGCAAAGCAGCTGACTGAAGAAGCCCGACTGGAGTACATCCAGTCAGGAGGAGCCTGCTGCCCGTTCTGCGGCGGCGAGGAGCTGGACGGCCATGGCGTCAACATCGACTCCGGCACCGCTAGCCAGGAAGTGATGTGCACCGACTGTGGCCAAGGCTGGTTTGATGTCTACACCCTGACCAACGTGGAGGCAGCATGAACAGGCCAGAGGAACTCACGCCGAACGTCCTGAACCACCTGCTCAAGTTCGCCGAGACCCGTGGTCGGTTCTGGCGCCGAAAGCTGCGCGACTACTGGCACACCGGGGTGACCTCCGGGTTCCTCGACCAGGACGAGGCCGCAGCGCTGCAGGCCGTGCGTAACAGCTTGGCCAACAAGCTGAACGCACTCTCCGTCGAGCAGCTGGCGGCCTGGGGGGAAGAAGACCGGTACCGCATTGCCGCCGAGGAGCTCTTCCATAAGGACGGCGAGTGCGAGATCGACGAGGGTGCCAAGGTATCGCTGGGCGATGACGAAGGCGCCTATGTCCAGGCATGGATATGGGTGCCGGCCAGCTACCTGGTGGCCGCATGAAAATGCCAGCCCTCACAGAGGTCGGCAGTGCCCGGGGTGCCCCAAAGGGGCGCCCCAGCGAGCACTCCGACGACGCCCTCTACCCCGGCAAGTTCAACGTCGCTGCCCTCCCTATGGAAGCGTGCGGCGCCTACGACAGGGGTGGCGCCTACTGGGGCTGGGGAAGCCCTGAGCACGGTTATATGTACCGGGCCTACTGCCTTGAGTACGACGAAATTAACGAGCGGGACTTCTTGGTTGACTGGTACTTCCGGGCGAATGGCCGGGAGCACGCCAAGCAGCTCGTTACCCAACGCTACCCGAACGCGAGGTTCTACAGGTAGCCGAACACCCCAAACGGATAGGAGGTAGTCGTGATCTATTTGATCGCAGCAGTCGGCCGCCAGGGCCAGATCGGGCTCAACGGCCGGCTGCCATGGAGAGATTCAGAGGACCTGAAGTGGTTCAAAGACCAGACGATGCGCAAGGTAGTCGTCTGCGGGTTCAACACCGCCCAGCACCTCCCGCCTCTGCCAGGTCGCACCCTGCACGTACTGCAGCGTGGAGAGACCCCGGAGCACGTCATCAAGCGGTATGCGGGAGTGGACATCTGGGTCATCGGTGGCGCCAAGACCTACCAGCAGTGGATCCCCTACGTGGACCGCTGCCTGGTCTCCCTCATTGACTACGACGGCCCGGCCGACGCCTGGTTCCCGCCGATCATCCCAGGTGTGCAGCCATGAGGGACCTCAAGTTTCTCCGAACGGAGCCTGGGTTTTGCCGAGTCTATTGCCGCGGCAACGAGAACAGCCTCTACTGCTTCCAGCTCTCCTGGGGCAGGCACTTCGAGCTGTTCCTGTGCACCTCCGACGGCGAGCCAAGCCACCGCGTTCCGCCGATCCGAACTCTGGACAAGCTGCCGCCGGCAGAATGCCCGCTCACCACCGCGTTCTCGGCCTGGGTGGCCGACCAGGAGCATATATGCCTGTTGCAGTGACTCACTGGCTGTACAAGTTCGAGGAGCTCAGCGACAGGGCCAAGGAGAAAGCCCGCAGCTGGTACCGGGAGGGCCAGCTCGACTATGACTGGTGGGACTTCATCTACGAGGACGCCATGCGCATGGCCGAGATCCTCGGTATCGAGGTCGACTTCCGCTACCACGGGCCGCGATCCCCGGGAAAGAAGGGCTACAAGGAGCCGAAGATCTGGTTCAGCGGGTTTTCCCATCAAGGTTCCGGCGCCTGCTGGGAAGGCAGCTACCGCTACGCCAAGGGCGCGCTGAAGAAGCTGCAGTCCGAGGCGCCGGCCCGCTACCAATACTTCAAGCCTGACGGAACGATGGAGTGGACGGAGAACAAGGGCAACATCGAGCTGCACCGCATAGCCAAGGCGCTGCAGAAGGTACAGGACCGGCACTTCTACAAGTTGGTCGCAACCAGCACCCATCGCGGCCACTACAACCACTCCGGATGTATGAGCATCGAGGTTGAACACGACGAGGCCCCGTACCGCGACCTGGGTGACGCCGAGGACGACATCAAGGACGCCCTGCGGGACTTCGCCGACTGGATCTACCGCCGACTGGAGGAGGAGCACGACTGGCTCACCTCTGACGAGCAGGTGGACGAGTCGATCATCGCCAACGAATACACCTTCGACGAGGAAGGCAACCGTGAATAAGGCCCAGGAGAAGGCGCGAGAGGAGAACATCAGGGAGCTGCAGCCGGCCTACCCCGGACTAAAGGACGCCGCCAAGCTGCAAGACAGGCTGTACAGCCTGGCCCTGCAAGCCGGACGAAACGCTGCGATGTTGTGCTCTGACAGCGCTACCTGGGTAGACCAGCGCCCTCAGTTGCGCGCCAAGGTTGCGGCGCTCGCCGCTCGGCATGGGATCAGCCTGGACTTTGAGCTGAGTGGGGACCCTCGCGGGTTCGCCCTGAAACTGCGACTGCCGACCGGCAGGAGCAACTCCTTTGCCGGCGAAGTATGGGGCATCGCTTGAGATCGTACATAAACCCATATTTATGGTCTTGTCATACCTGTATTGCCGGTGGCACTATAGGGACAGCTTAGGACAAGGCAAGCCATGAACCTCAGAGACGCAGTCCTTTACCTGGAGCTGGCCGCCTACATCCACCGCAACAACGCGGCGGTGAAGAAGGTGGCCAAGCGCCTGGTTAAGAGAGCCCACCCAAACAACAGACCGGCACTGGCACTGATATGCGAGAGCAAGAACCCACTGGCCGTCATCAAGCAGATGGCCGAGGAACTGTCGAAGCAGCGCTCGACGCAGTCGCCATGGCCCTACGAGGGATTCCCCCGACCACCGTTGAGGAGTCCGTAGCAGAGAGCCTGAAGTGCGAACTGCGTTACTCGTTGGTCGGCTGGCAAGGTGGCACCCACCCACTGGCCGAAAAGATAGCTCACGACCTTCACCGACTACAGCAAGACCTAGCAGCAGGAGAAAGCCATGCAACCGACAATGCAGCCACCTAAGTACGTGTCCACTTCCCAGCTGTGCGACCGGTATCACCGGTCGAGTCGCACGCTGGCCCGTTGGCCTGAGACCAAGGGCTTCCCACGCCCTGTGATGCAGAGCGTGGGGGCCGAGAACCTCTGGCTACTCTCCGACGTGGAGAAGTGGGAAGCCGAGAACATGAAGTCCACGTTTGCCCTGGCAAGCTAGCCCCGTGGTGGGGTCGCAACAATCTCCTGGATGCGGTCCCACCACTTCTTGTAGGCGGCAGCCTGCTCCTCAAGATAGAGGTGGCGGTCGTACACACCTTGCATACCCTTCAGGCTGTGTCCGAGCATCACTTCAGCAACATGCACATCGGTGAGCGACGAGAAGTTCGTCCTCGCCGTCTTCCGCAGGTCGTGCAGTGACCAGTGCGCCATCTCCGTGCCGAACCGGCGCTTCGCAGCCTTCCTCACTGCGTAGGGGTAACTGAGCACCGAGGACGAGTCCAGTACCTTGAGCGACGAGTCCTGGGTGAACAGGTGCTGCGGAGACCTCGAGTAGCTCAGCGCGTCCTTTAATAGGGGCACAACTTCTGGGATCAGCGGCCGGGTGATAGCCCGCCTGATCTTCTTCCTGATCTTGTTCTTCTCCGGCGGCACGACCCAGGTCATGGCGTCGAAGTCCAGCTCGGTGCGGGGGTCGATGTTCCGCAGCTCCCCGTTGCGGCAGCCAAAGAACAGGCACAGCTTCAGGTAGAGCTTGCTCTTCGGAGTCATCCGAGACTGATCGACTGAGTGCCAGAACAGGCATATCTCCTCGTCGCTGAGCGCCCTGCCCGCTTCGTTGCGCTCGATGTTGAGATCCTCGGCCACGGAAACGCCCACCAGCGGCTTAGTCTTCATCGACTGCCGGCGGTAGGCCCACTTGTGCATCTGCTTGGTGGTCCGGAGGATCCGCTCAGCGATGCTCGGCGCATCGTCAGCCACCTTCTCTACCAGGCTGAGCCACTGGTTGGCTGTGGTCTGGTCAGCAGGCAGATCGCCAAGCACAGGGAAGACGTGTATCTCGAACGACCGCAGGTACTCCCCCGCCTGCTGCTTGTTCGCCAGGCAGTATTTCTCGTGGAAATCCCGGTACAGCTGCTCATTGGTCAGCTGGCCAGAGAGTTCTGCCCGCTCGACCTTCCTGACTGTACGGGGGTCATGCCCCTTCTCCAGCTCAGCCTTCAGCCGAAGGTGTTCGCTGCGGGCCTCTCGCAGGGACAGCAGGGGGTATGTACCCAGGTCGAGTCGGGCAGGCTTGCCTCCGATCCGGTACCGCATCTGGAAGACGATCTTCCCCTGCGGTGATACCCGGGCGCTGAGCCCGTCCCCGTCCGCCTTTTCGATAGCCTTCTCTTGAGGCTTTTTATGGTTGGCTTTTAGCCAAGAATCTGTTAGGGCCATGTGATTTCCAGCGTGTACAAACCTAGACAGCAGCGAGCGTAGCATTTTCGGTGTTTGTACGCAGCTTTGTACACGCTTGAGCTGGCTGATATTGGTCGCTGGTGGCGGAAGGTGTCTTAGGTTTTAACAGTGAAACCAGCTATTTATCTACGTTGGAGCGGGGATATTGGCGGGGGATGTCGGGGGGTGTCAGGGGGTCAGAGGTTTATGTGGGCGATGATGCTGAAGTTGCGTATGTGGCTGAGATCACTGGACTTTTTGGCTTCTGACATCACGCTAAACCTGAAATTTGTACACCGATTTGTACACAGAGCCGAAAGTGCCCTATTTCCTCCCTCGGCGAAGATGCGCGCATTCTACTGAGGAGGGAGGGGCTTTTCCATTCGTAATAATTTGATTACTATGTAGACCTGTATTTACAGCAATACAAGTTCCCAGAAACACAGACGTAAGGGCCACGAATGCAATCCGCAGAACTTCTCAGCAGCCTGGGCAATCCGGTCAGACTCCAGATCGTGGAGACACTGAGCGAGGCAGGCGAACTGTGCGTCAATGACGTCACCGAAAGACTCGGCGGCATGCAGTCGAACATCTCCCATCACCTGCGCATCCTGCTCAACGCCGGCGCTGTGGAGATGAACAAGGTACAGACGAAGCGTGTCTATAAAGTGAAGGACAAGGTCGTCAAGCTGGTAAGTATGGCCAAAGAGGTGGCCGATACTTGACTAAGGGCGGGCGCTGAAGCACGCTGAAAGGCAGCAAAAAAGAAGCCCCGCACTAGCGGGGCTTTTAATTTGGAAATCACGGCCCGACTCTACCCGCCGTGCCGCTGCCCAGTCAAGGAACGCCAATGATCTTCCACATGGTCGCCCTGTCCCTCCCGGTAGAGGGTTACTACCTCCCCCTACACAAGCACGAGTCAGCCCACCTTTGTAAGTGGACTGCGCAGGACAGAGAGGACTTCACGAGAATCGTCAGCCAGATCGAAACCCTGTACGAAGTAGGCCCAGGAAAGGCAGTAGTAAATAGGGAAGACCTTGAGGCCCTCTATGACGAGACGCTGACCCCGCAGGAAGCCTCCAGACGGGTGCTCCCTTATTACATAACCTGCAGCTCCTCGAACAAGAAGAGGATCAGGTTCCCCCACCGCACCAGAAACGACGTCACCATTGTTGGGCCCGCTGCCACCCCTGAAGAAGAGAACGGGCTACGACTTGCAGTAATCGGCAAAGGGTGCGCAAAGCTAAGCCTACTCCCGTGGGTACTCGACGAGGTGTCACGCCTCAGCGGCACTTTGTACACAGAAGAGATCGCACAGACCTTGGAAGGCAGGTCTGATCGGAACCTTGTAGAGGTAGTCGCAAACTCCAGGCAGCCCGTCACAGCAGAAGGGTTTGCCAAGATCGTAGCAGTGCCGGCTGAAGCCCAAGTCAGGCTGTCCCGCACCCATCGAGGGGAGTTCATATCGGAGATCCCAAGGGTTTGGGCATAACCGTCAATACAGAGATATTTAGATATGTATTGACGTGTCTATTTGCGTTAATTAGTGTGTACACATCGTAGACACACTAACGACCGGAGTATGCCCATGTCCGCTACCACCCTCGGCGGCGTAGTTCGCGCCTCTGACCTGCTGAACACCCAGGTGAAAAAATTCACTATGGATATGCCGGCAGAGATGCACTATCAGCTCAAGCAAATCGCCGCAGCCCACCGCACCACGGTGCGCGAGCTGGTGATAGAAGCCATCAACAATTACACCGTCCCCATGTACAACAAAGAGGTCAAATAATTGAACCAAAACCTGGCTCGACTCCGCGTGATGTCCGCTGAAAGCGGTGATCTAGGGTCGGCCGCTGCGCGAGATGCGTCAATTCAGACGTTTCTGAATGAGCTGGGCAACGTCGTCTGCGAACAGGTTATAGACCTGCTGCCAGACAGTAAGCTCCGATCGCTGTACGTCAGCTGGACTAAGCAGCTGGGGTTGGACGAGCTGAGCCGACGGACCTGGATCGCAGAAGGCGTCATTATCTCCCCTGCCGCAGCAGGCCGCGTCATCAACCCACCCACCTCTGAGAATGTATTCAAACTGCATGCGCGACATTGACAGCAAGGTCTACCAGTACACCCTGGAGTTCAGCCGCACCGTAGCTGCTGAAGTGGACCCTGCCGCCCTACAGGACAGCATCGAGCGTCACCTGGAATCTGCCCGCAAGGTGGTCACCAATGACACGCTGGAGCGAATTGGGCATGTACACATCGCAGTAATGATCAACACCGCAGCCAGGTACAACCTGTCCCTCGGCGAGGTGATGATGGAAGCAGTCCGCCACGGCGTTCAGCCCGTAGCCCCTCTTTGCGTAGCGGTCGAAACCGCCAAGTCCAGCAGCCGCCGGACAACCCGCAAACCCCAGCTCAAACTCGTCAAGTAAGCCCAAGTCGTAGCGATTGACTGCCCTCCTCCGGAGTCGGTAGGATCGCCGCTTGCCTTATGTAAATACAGCAACCTATAAAACCATAAATACAGGAAATCACACCCATGAAACTGAATCCTGGTCAGGAAGCTGCGGTTGAGTCCGTAGTTACGGGCTTCTTAGAGAAGAACATGAAGGGCGCCACGGTCATCGGCGAAGGTGGTACAGGCAAGACCACCTGCGTGATGACGATGGCGGACAGACTGAAAGCCGCTGGCCTGAAGGTGCTGTTCACCGCCCCTACCAACAAGGCAGTCAAGCAGCTGGAGAAGTCCGCCAAGGCGTACGGACTGAACCTGAATGACGTTGCCTTCCAGACCCTGCATAGCGCCCTCGGCCTGACCATGATGCCGAGCGAAGAGAACAAGTACGCCGCCCGCTGCGGCAAGGGCGTCTTCAGCCTTTTCGACGTTGTGGTCGTCGACGAAGTGTCGATGCTCAGCCGCCGAGTCCTGTTCGATTACCTGCTGCCGGAGTGCGAGAAGGAAGACGTCAAGCTGCTCTTCATGGGCGATGACATGCAGCTGCCGCCGGTGAAGGAGAAAGTCTCCCAAGCATTCGAGATCTTCGAGACATTCCGACTCACCAAGGTAGAGCGGCAGTCAGGAGACAGCGAGATCCTCAGCGTCAACGGCCTACTCCGCACCGCGATGTCAGCTGGAAAGACCTTCGTCTCCCCGGCCATCCAGGGAAACGGCGTAGAGGTCGTCAAGGCGGTCGACTTCCTCAAGACAGTGGTTTCCGCCTTCGACGAGCACACAGACCTCGACGAGCAGCGTGTGCTGGCGTGGCGCAACCGCCGAGTTGACGAGATCAACACCGCTATCCGCTCGAAGATATACGGCCCAAGCGCTGAGCGTTTCGAGGTGGGCGAGCGTGTGGTCACCGGCGCACCGATCGGTGACGGTGAAAGCATTCTCCTCAGCACTGACGAGGAGTGCCTGATCCACGACGTGCGACTCGGCCAGATTGAGGACGAGGACAGCGCCGAGAACTTCAAGGTTTACACCCTGGTGCTCACGCCACTGCATGCCGACGTGCAGCAGGTGTTCGCCCACGTCCTCCATGAAGACGAGGAAGAACGCTACTGGGCACGACTGGAATACCTGGCCGCCCGCGCCAAGAAGGACAGCCGTGACGCCCGCAGATACTGGGCCCGGTACCACAATTTCAAGGAGCTGTTCGCAACCATCCGCTACTGCTACTGCATCACGGTGCACCGCAGTCAGGGCAGTACGTTCCGCCGCGTCTTCGTTGACGTGAAGGACATCCTCTGCAACCCGATCCGCACCGAGCGCCAGAGCCTGCTCTACGTGGCCTACAGCCGGCCGAGCCAGGAGCTGCTGATCAACAAAGAGAAGTACGTGGCATGAGACCCCTGGCCGAGATCATTGAAGCGGCCCAGGCCGGGGAGTCGCCAGAGTACGACGAGCTGTTCTACGCGGTCAGCGCTCTGCAGCACCTGGTCACCTTCGATGGGGCTGACCTGGTCGGCCTCGCAGAGCGCGGTAGCCCCGAGGTAACCAAGATGCTGGAAGAGCACTGCAAGCGAGTTCGTGGCGCATTCAGCCGCCCGCCGATCCTCTGGATCGGCCCGAACGACGATCCGCGAAACCCCGAGTTCCAAGAAAGGCGGCTGGATCAGCTGGTCGCCAGAAGAAGAATTTTGCACTGAGCCGGAGCCGATCATGGAAATTTTGGACGCCAAAGACACCCAGGTGCCTGCACCCCATCAGCGCATCGACTACCGAGCGCTGGCTGAGCTGTACAACAAGATGGCGGTAGGTCAGACCCTGAAGCGCCCCCCGGTCTACAACATCACAGTGTTCCGCCGCAATCTGCAGCGCCGAGTAGCCGAGGGCGGTTTCTCAGTGTTCCAACGCAGCGGCCACTGCTTCATCAAGCGCCTCACCACTGCCGAAATGGAAGTGGTGTAAAGGGCCATGTACCACTTCCTCCAGTTCAATCCCAACAAGAAGGAAGCCTGGCGGCTTTACGACGAGAAGCAGCTCGCCGACCTGCCCCAGCCGCCAGCCTTCATTACGGTCCTGCGCGTTGACCAGGACCCAGAGAATTACGCCGAGAACGGGGAGGATCCGCTTGACCATGTGAAGTACCAGGGTCCTATGTACTTCGACTTCGACGGAGCAGACCTCGACGAGGTGCTCGACTCTGTTCGCACAGTGCTGGACACCCTGACCCGCAAGCTGGACATCAACAAGGACTACATCCACTGCTGGCTCTCCGGCCAGAAGGGTGTGCATATCACCGTCCCTGAGCAGGTGTTCGGCATCAAAGGGCCGATGAAGGCGCTGCCCCTGATTTACCGTGAGGTAGCGGCCACATTCAAAGCACCTTGCCTGGACATGAGCGTCTACTCAGCCGGCCGCGGCCGGATGTGGCGCTGCGAAAACATCGCACGGCCCGGTACCGGCACCTTCAAGGTCGGCACCACGGTAGACGAGCTGATGGAGATGGACGCGGAGCAGTATGAGGTCCTCGTGGCCGCTGCCCGCCCTCCCCTGGCTCGCGCCCTGCCGCCGAAGAACGTGATCCACGCTCGCGCTGAGTCAATCCTGAAAAGTGCCAAGGCCGCCGCCCTGCAGAAGATCAAGGCGATGAAGTCAAGCACCGTAGTTCCGAAGGAAGCCCTGCGCGAGTACGGAGAAACCCCGGGCTGCGTGCTCAAGCTGATCACCGAGGGCGACTGCGAGGCGTCCAACTGGAACCAGGCGGCCATGCAGGTGGCGGCCTACATCGCTGCCCGCTACGAGCGCAGCGAGGAAGCCGAGTACACCGCAGACGTGATCGACCCGTTCATCGAGAACGTCGATAGCAGCAGCCGTCCGAGTGCCAAGGAGCGCCGCAAGCACGTGCAGGAGCAACTCAACCGGGCCTTCAGTGGCCGGCTGAAGCTGCTGCCTGGGCCACTGATCGCCACGATCGGCACGCCATGCGGCGCCTGCCCTATCTGCCGCAGTGACCTTGCAGAGAATCCGGCTGACGAGGAAGCCAAGGGAGATGCCTACGACGCTGACATGCGTATCAGGGCAGCTGACCAGGGCTACCTGCACATCACTGACACCGGTGTCCGTCAGCTCACCAGCTTCACCTTCTGGCCACACACCGAGATCCACGACCTGGAGGACGTGTCCACAGGTGAGCACTCTGTGTACCGGGAGTCAGCGCGTAAGGCCATGGTCGGCACCCTTATCGATGACGAGGGTGTCGAGTTCAAGGACCTGCACGTTGACGAAAGCGCCTGGAAGTCCCGCCGCGAACTGATGAACTCATTCGCCGGCTACGGCACCGCAGTGGTGCTGTGCTCAGACGCTGACACCCAGCGCCTACTCAAGGCTGTACGGCAGATTGCCCGCAACAAGGCCCCTGACAAGGAACTCGAGAAAATGGTCCGCACCAACCTCTGCGGGATGCTGTTCGACCGGCAGAAGGGAAAGATCATCCCCCACTACGTCGAGGACGCTGGAGCCTGCTCCAGTAACGGCACCCACAGCAAATACTTCTACTCGGGCGACCCCAAGCAGTCCCCGAAACTTCTGGAAGAGTCTTACCCCTTCGTCAATGACACAGAGCTGGAGGAAGCGATCCGCAACCTCTGCTACGTCAATCTGCCGGAGAGCGTCGGGGCGATCCTGGGGTGGCACGTAGCCTGCCACTTCCGCGAGCACATCCAGATCAACGAGGCACAGTTCCCGCTGCTGAATATCAGCGGCAACGCCCAGGCAGGCAAGACCTCCCTGGCGATCCTGACCAGCTTCATCAACGGGATGGACTACGAGCGTTCGGACTTCCTGAACGTAGAAGTTTCCACGGTTTTCCCTCTGATCAAGTTCGTGTCGAGCAGCAGCACTGTGCCCCGTCTGGTCGAAGAAGTGAACCCGGCCAACATGGCTGCCGGTATGTACAGCAAGGTCCTCGGCGTCTTCAAGGCCGCCTGGAACCGAGCCCCTGTGCCCCGCGGCAAGATCCTCGACAAAGAGGTCAAGGTGTCCAACGAGCGGGTCAGCTCGCCGATCGTCTACACCAGCGAGCAGACGGCCACTGTGCCTTCCCTGCGCAGCCGGACAGTAGAGGTCAAGCTGACCGCCCGCGCCCTGAATGACCCCAAGTACCGGGAGCACTACAAGGAGGCCCGCTCTCGCCGATTCGCCCTCCTGCGCATGGCCAAGGCACTGGTTACGAAGGCCCTCAGCACCAGTCCGACGCAGGTGCAGAAGATCTTCGAGGAGATGAAGCAGTACGTGCCAGACCGCCTTGGCCCGCGTCCGCAGTGGAGCTATCAGGTGACCATGACCGGCCTGCACCTGCTGGCTGAGACCATGGACGACTACCAGGTGAAGGGCCGGGAGCATGTGGACGGCCTGCTGGAAGCCCTCAAGGCCCACCTGGTGGACAACGCGAGCGAGATGGAGAAGGAGAAGTCAGTCTCCGAGGTCGACCGCGTGCTGGCCACCATGAACCTGCTGGCCGAAGAGCCTGATGACCGCACCACCGGGCTCCGCGCCGGCGACCACTACTGGCGTCAGGGCAACAACCTGTTCCTGGTTATCGCCTCCTGCCTGCCCCGCTACTGCCGCTACGCCAAGGCCCTCGGCGACGTGCCGGTGATCAAGGAAGCGCGGCAGATGACCAGCCTGCTGGAGGGCGAGATGTACTTCGACCGCAAGGAGGCGCACCCGACACGGGAAGGCGTCGAGGTCCACGTCATCAACATCGAAACCCTGAGAGCCAAAGGCACCCCTCTCACCAACTTCCAGGACGGCACAGAGCCGTCGGAGAACTGACATGCAGATCACAGCCCACGAAGACAGAGTTCACCACGCTGACCCGGTAGACCGGGCCTCCCACGAGGAGCAGCTCGCCCTGGACGCCGCCATCAAGACGGCGCTGAACAAGCGGGAGCCCGCCCTGAAAGCGGTGGGCACCTGCTACAACTGCGGCGAAGTGTTCGGCGACGACGAGCAGTCTCTGCGCTTCTGCGACGAGGACTGCCGCGACGACTACGAGCATCGAATGACTCGCCGCCGGGTAAACGGAACCCTCCAATGAACCTGGCAGGACTGCTGTCGACAGTCGGGGTGCAGGGCGCCCCTGACTGGTTCGGCGAGGTGCCTCTGGCATTCTGGCCGATGGACCACCAGCTGGAGACCTTGCGGCAGTACCCCCGCAAGATGCGCTACCTGGACGCCTCGGACCCTGGCACAGGCAAGACCTACCCTGCCCAGGCTCACGCCATCCTGATGGCTGCGCTCGGGAACAAGGTCGTTTTCACCATGCCTCCGAAGCTGATCAGCCAGTTCATTGAGGAGATGAAGGACTTCTTCATCGGCATCGAGAAGCACCTGCGAATCGAGCACCTCGATGTGCCAGCTGCCCAGAAGCTGAAGCTGATCGACGAGTGGGACGCCACAGGCTGGCCGGACATCCTGGTCATGTCCTACGACATCTACCGGGTGTTAAACGACAAGGCGCCGAAGAAGGCTGTCGGAACCAATATGTGGTTTCTGGAGGATGGCACGCCCTACTTCAAGGGGCCTGGCGATCCGTACCGGCCTGGTGCTAAGGCGTTCACTAAGGACGGCAGGGAGATCAACAAGCGCGGCAAGGCCGACAACCGCTTCCAGTTCAAGCTGAAGAAGGTCGGCTATAACGTGCTGTTCTTCGACGAAGCCCATGCGCTGTGCGGGATTGAGTCTATCCTGGCCACCTCCGTGCACGAAATGAGCGAGCGGCTGAAGGATGACGTGGCCATCTACCTGATGACCGGCACACCCATCCCGACGCACTTGGAGGACGTGTACGGCCTGCTCCGGCTGATCAACCCGGACGCTTACCTCAACAAGTCGGCGTTCATGCGGCAGCACTGCGAGCTGAGCAGCCAGACACTGAACACTGGCAAGAAAGAGATCACGGTGCAGAAGGTGGTTGGATACTTCAACACCGACAAGGTCCACGCTGAGCTATACAAGAACGCCCGCCGGGTGCAGAAGCGCGACGTGCTGCAGATGCCGGATCCGATCATCAGTCAGATCCGCGTCAGCCTGGCCGGAGCGCACAAGCGGCTCTACAAGAAGATCATCAACGATCGGTTCGCCGTGCTCGGCGACAACGTCCTGGCTCCGGACAACCAGAGCGCCCTGCGGCACCTGGCCTTGCAGCTGATCAGCTGCCCGGAGGAGTTCGACCCGACAGGGAAGATTGGGCAGGACAACGAGCTGGCAGCTGCCTGCGACCAGCTGCTCGACAGCATCAACCCCGGCAACCACAAGGTGATCATCTTCGCTTACTACAAGAAGGCGATCGATTTCCTGGCCAAGCGCTACGCCCACTGGAACCCTGCAGTGGTGTACGGCGAGTCTGCGTCAGGTCGCAACGAGGTGGATCGATTCAAGAAGGACAGCGACTGCCGAATTGCGATCATCAACTGGAAGTCAGGCGGCGCAGGTCTGAACCTGCAGGTTGCCTCACACATCGTGTTCTACGAGTGCCCGACCTCCCCAGGGGACGCCAAGCAAGCGATTGCAAGGGCCGACCGCAAGGGACAGGAAAACATCGTGAACGTCTATTTCTTCCGCGTTATGGGCACCCTGCTCGACCGGAACTTCAAGAATCTCCTCAAGAACGAGCAGAGCAACAACCGCGTCATTCGTGACCGGAAGGACCTCCTGCACGAACTGTTGAGATGATCGTTGACAGGCCGATTTCTGGCCCGTATAACGACAACCCTCAGAGCCATATTTATGGGCTTCTGTGTAACCATACTGACAGCGACAATCGAAACTGACATCGAAGAGGAAACACCAAAATGGCACTCGTAAAACCGCAAGTAGCTCAGAAAGAAGAAACCCTGGCCGCTGAAGCCGTAGCCCAGACCGCCGAGCAGGTGGTTGAGCAGGAAGTAGTGGCCGAGCAGGCACCGGTCGAGACCGGCGAAGTGCTGGAGGCTGAAGGCGTAGAAGCCACTGCCGCCACCGCAGAGGTGGTTGAGATCCAGCCCGCTGCCGAGCCCGCCCAGGCTGTAGCCGTCGCTGAACCCGCAGCAGCCAAGGCCGTAACGGTCGGCGAGCAGCGCACTAACGCCATGGCACAGTTCACCCAGGATCAGGCCGCAAACGGCTTCGAGGGCCTGGAGCTGAGCGGCATGTCCTTCGACCGCATCAAGCTGCACGAAGGTCAGTTCAAGCTGGGCACCGAGGAGACTGAGCTGGGTACCGACATCCAGGTCGTGATCCACAGCACCCGCAAGATCTTCGTGGTGCGCCAGAGCGACGACAACGACGCCGAGACCTTCTACTCCTACGACCCGAAGGGCCTGACCTTCACCGACGGCAGCTCGGCGCAGGAGAAGCTGGAAGACTGGCTGGACGACGGCTACGGCACCGAGGAGAGCCCGCTCGACATCCGCGAGTACCTGGAGGCCATGGCCACCCTGGTCAACCGCGAAGACGAGCATGAAGGCACCATGGTGATGCTGAGCATCCCGCCGGCCTCGAAAGCCCGTCTGGCAGGCGTAGCTGCCCAGGCCTACACCCGCTTCAAGGGTGCCACCTTGGGCCAGGTCGTCACCCAGTGCTCCGTAGGCAAGAAGATCGGCGAAGGCCAGAAAGCCTTCCGTCCGTGGGTCTTCAAAGCCCTGGAGCGCTTCGAGGGCTGACAGCCTTCCTACCCAAAAGGACCCGGCGATGCCGGGTCCTTTTTTCTCGCCCCGAGTTTCTAGCAAAGCCCATAACTACCGAGGTTCAAATGGAAATCACCCCAGAAGTGGCAGCCAGAATTGCCGCCACCCCGTACGAGAAGATGGTTGCTGACCTGGCCAAGCCAGGCGTGGACATCGTCCGCCAGACCTGCCCCCAGAAGGCCCACCTGAACCACATGGCGATTGGCGTGTCCGGCGAGGCCGGCGAGCTGCTCGACGCCATCAAGCGCCACACGATCTACGACAAGCCCCTGGATCGGGAGAACGTGGTCGAGGAGCTTGGCGACCTGGAGTTCTACCTCGAAGGTCTGCGAGCCTCAATCGGCATCACCCGCGAAGAGACCCTGGAGCACAACAAGCTGAAGCTCCTCGGTAAGCGCTACGCCAGCGGCAAGTACAGCGACGAGCAGGCCATAGCCCGCGCTGACAAGGCAGGTGCCTGATGGATAACCAGCACCGCAAGATCGCCGGCTACCGCGAGCTGAGCCAGACAGAAATCGACCTGATGAACCGGATCAAAGCCAAGGGCGGCGAGCTGCTGGAGCTGCAATCCGAGCTGATTCAAATGCTGATTCAACAGGGGCGCGACAAGGCCGCCGACGCAGCCTATAACACTGACTGCCACGCAGAACTCGAACGCTTCCAGACCGCCGAACCTGTGCGCTGGGCGGCCATCGGCAAGACCGACATCCAGACCGGCATCATGGCCATGGTGCGCGCCGTCGCCCAGCCCTCCGTTTAACTGCGAACCCGTAAATACAGGAGTGCCGGCGGAACTCCGCCGGCAGCGAGGCATCGATGAAACAGTACAAAGATCTCGTAAGCCGTATCGTGAACGAAGGCCAGGCAGTGCCTGACCGCACCGGTACCGGAACCCGCAAGGTGTTCGGCCACCAGATGCGCTTCGACCTGCAGGAAGGCTTCCCGCTGGTCACCCTCAAGAAGACCTTCTTCAAGGGCGTAGTTGTGGAGCTTCTGTGGATGCTCCGCGGTGACACCAACATCAACTGGCTGCAGCAGCACGGCGTCCACATCTGGGACGAGTGGAGCACGCCAAACGGAGACCTCGGCCCGGTGTACGGTGCCCAATGGCGCAACTACAAGGCTGCCGACGGGGCCGGTATCGACCAGATCGGGGCGCTGCTGGCCAACCTGGCAGAGCGCCCCTTCAGCCGGCGCCATGTGATCAGCGCGTGGAACCCCGGCGACCTCCCTGACGAGAAAGTCAGCCCGCAGGAGAACGTGCAGATCGGCAACATGGCTCTGGCGCCCTGCCACTGCCTGTTCCAGTTCGACGTAGCGCCTGACCCATTCGGCGGCAAGCCGATCCTCAGCTGCCAGCTGTATCAGCGGTCGGGAGACGCCTTCCTCGGGATTCCGTTCAATATCGCGTCGTATTCGCTGCTCACCCACATGATCGCCCACCATCTGGGCTACCAGGTCGGGGAGTTCATCTGGACCGGCGGCGACTGCCACCTCTACTCGAACCACGCCGAGCAGGTGCGCGAGCTGCTGCAGCGCGAGCCGCTGCCACTTCCTCGCATCGAACTGAACTACCCAGCCAGCACCCCGCTGGAAGAGGTAGAGCCCAGCCAGATCGTTCTTCACGACTACCAGCACCACAGCGCCCTGGCCGCGCCCGTGGCGGTATAGGAGATCCCATGTACTCAATTCTCGACTTCCGCGCTGTCGTAAAGCACTCCTACTACGGCGCCAGTGATCCGGAGGCCATGTTCTGCGAGGAGGTTGGCCGCCGATTCGCTAACTGGGAAGTGGCCGCCGCCGGCTTCATCAGCCGCTACATCGAGCCGATCATCGCTCAGGGCGGCAGCCCTCGTAACCTGCTGGTGGCCCACGATATGGGCCGCGAGTACCGCACCGCCCTGTTCCCCGGCTACAAGGCCGCCCGTGACGACGTGAAGCGCAGTCCTATCGAGGTCGAGCAGTGCGAGAAGCTGTTCGACTGGGCCAAGCACTTCCTGACCGCCCTGGGCGCCACCCAGATGGGCGTCAAGGGCGTGGAAGCTGACGACGTTATCGCCTGGCTGTGCGAGCGCATCACAGAGCCCAAGGCCGTGTACACGGTCGACGGCGACCTGCTGCAGCTCTGCAACGACAACACCATCGTCTACCTGAAGAACGAACCGTTCTACGGCGAAGGCGAAAAGGACGGCATCCCCTTCCACCTGACCAGCCTGGCCAAGTCCATCCTGGGCGATAAGTCCGACTGCTACGGCGGCGTGAAGGGCCTGGGCATCGCCAAGGTCCAGCAGCTGCTGGAGAACTTCGGCGCCGACGGCGTAGAGGAACTGCAGGGTGTCGTCGAGACCGGCAACACCGAACTGCTGGACCAGGCCATTGAGCAGACCGGCGACAAGGTCCTGATCAAGCTCCGCGAGAACTTCGGCGAGTGGCGCACCATGTGGCGCCTGGCCAAACTGCACCCGGAGCTGTGCTGGAAGCCGCGTGCCAAGAAGCTGATCAAGCCGATGGTGCACAAGCGAATCCCGAACGGCCAGCAGCTGTTCAACCTGCTCAAGCAGGTGGGTTGCGAAGATATGTGGGACAGCGTGTTCGCCAGCTGCATGCCCTCCCAGCTCGCCATCACCGCCAATAACTGGGAGGAGATGCGCGACGCCATCTTCGCCGAGATGGCCGCCGGTGACATCACCACCTTCGACTACGAGTCGTCCAACAAGGATCCGATCCCGGAGTTTGCGCTGGCATCGACCCAGGGCGAGAACTTCGTCGACGTGCTCAGCCAGGAGCTGGCCGGCGCATCGTTCCAGTTCGGCCAGCACCTGGAGAACGTGATCTACGTCCCGGTCGACCACAAGGACACCGCCAACGTCGGCAAGCACGTCATTGCAGAGCTGCTGGAGCACGCCGGTCGGGTCAGCCGCCTGGTTGCGCACAACGTATTCTTCGAGGGCGTGGTCAGCCAGACCAACTTGAACCTGTCGCTGATCAACGTGCATGACACCCGCATGATGCAGCGCTACTACAACGAGAACGCCGAGGCCCACCTCAAGGGGCTGTCGCTGGAGTACCTGGGCTACGAGCAGGCGTCCTACGCCGAGACCATGGCCAAGGGCAACGGCGGCAAGGGCGCCCAGACAATGTCTGAGCTGACCTTGGAAGAGGTGTTCAGCTACGGCGCCGACGACGCCCAGGTCACCGGCCACCTGTACGACCTGCTGAAGCTGATGCTGATGCTCGACGAGCAGTGGGCGTTCTACGAGCAGTGGGCTGTAAACCCTACGGTGGTCCTGCAGCACAGCTACATCAAGGGCGTGGACATCAACTGGGCCTTGCAGCGCCGGGTGCACGAACGCGACCTCAAGCAGGTCGAGGACGGCATGGCCGAGCTGCGTGAGGTCCTGGAGGCAAACGTCACCGGCAACATCACACCAGGCTGTGAGTCACTGATCGAGGCGGAGAAGGACTACATCTACCGGGCGGCGAAGAAGAAGGCCGACGGCGACGGCGAGGTCGCCAAAACCAAGCTGTATGAGTGGCGCACCAAGTTGGAACGGGCCTGCCAGTACATCCCGTACCGGGAAGACAGCGTAATGCCGGCGTTCTCGTTTACCGCCAAGCAGGTCAGCGCAGCGCTGGTTGCCGTTGGCCTGCCGGAGATCGAGAAGGTCACCGCCAAGGGCATCGGCGATTACATGGAGCAAGTCGGCTACGTCGGCTTCGACGCCGAGGAGTCTTTCAGCGCCCCGCAGGCTGAGTTGCTCAAGGCGATCACTTCGGCCGTATCCCGCAACGCACTGAAGGTTAAGCAGTTGGAGGCCAAGGTCACGGCGGCTGCAGAGGCAGAGGACGAAGAGGCATACGAGCAGGCTCAGGCCGCTGTCGCGTCTGCCCAGGTAGCTTTCGATACTCTGGGTGAGGTTGTCCAGCGCCTGGCCGGCGTAGAGCCCAAGGTCATCAAGATCGGCGACGAGCTGAACGTAGGCAGCCCTGCTCAGATGCAGCACCTGCTCTACTGCAAGATCGGCGTACCGGTTCGACTGCGCGGCAAGCAAGCTGGCAAGGGCCGCCTGCAAGTTGGTATCACCGAGGCAGGTCCGTCCACCGACGAAACTGCGATTCTCACCGCGATTGCGAACGACATCGAGCGAGGCAGCTGGCAGCACGACGCGCTGGAAGCCCTGCTCAAGGTCAAGTCGGCCAGCACCCGGATCAGCCTGTACCACGACAAGTACCCGCTGTGGCGCCACCGCGACGGCAAGCTGCACCCCTCCTTCACCGACGCCGGTACCGATACCCGCCGCCCGACCGGCTCCTCGCCGAACGTGCTGCAGGTGTCGAAGAAGGACAAGGCCATGCGCTCGATGTTCGTACCGCCGTCGCCTGACCACGTGGTCGTCGCAATCGACTACAACGGCCAGGAGATCCGCCTGATGGCCTGCGAGTCCGGCGACCCGGTGATGATCTCGGTCTACGACCCGGAGAACGAGAAGGACCTGCACAGCATGACCGGCTCTGGTATCGCCAAGATGGACTACGACGAGTTCGTGGCCGCCAAGGACGATGAAACCCATGAGCTGAACAAGCTGACCAACGCAATCCGGAAGAAGGCCAAGGGCGTCAACTTCGGCCTGGCCTACGGTGCCGGCCCTGCCACCCTGTCGCGCAACCTGATCGTACCGATCTCGGAAGCAGAAGCGCTGCTCAGCGGCACTATGAACCTGTATTCCCAGATTCCTGTATGGCAGCAGAACACGGCGAAGTTCATGGAGCGCAACGGGTTCACCCTTACCGCCTTCGGCACCAAGCGCCACGCCAACGACGACATCTTCAGCAAGGACCACGGCAAGGTCAGCCGTCAGCACCGTCAGGGCACCAACGCAACGATCCAAGGCACCGCCGCGGAGATGCTGCGCATCGTGCTCACCGGAATCGTTGACCGAGACCTGCTGAATCGCCTGGACATGGTGTTCTTCGCACCGATCTACGACGAAACCGTGGCCTTCGTGCACAAGGACGACGTCGTCGAATACTGCCGCGAGATGAACGAGATCATGTCCTCCGCCACCCCGCCGGGTCACGTCGTCAAGCAGGTTCCCGAGTTCTCGATCGGACCTGACTGGGGTCGTGTACACGAGCTGGGCCGCTATCCGGGCGAGGAGAAGATCCTCGAAGCGGTTCGCCGCAGCCTGGACGAGGCGAAGGAGATCTGGGAGGTGGACATGCTGCAGCCGTTCGATCCTATCCGTAACAAGTACCAGGAAGTTCTGGAGGAAGCTGCGTGAAGACCTGGCTCAAGAGTTTGCTCAAAGAGCGCAGCAGCGGCCCCGTGCCGCTGCTGGAACCCATGCAGATCCGTGCCCGCACCGTTGCAGCTCTCGCGGAGTCCGAGGCCCGGCTGCTCGACCAGGTGGAATCCCTGCAAGAGCAGCTGGCCCAGGCCACCCACGCCGCCGGGGTGGCGCAGGAGCGCTGTGACCATGCCCGCATGGCACACGCTGCCCTGAACCGCCGGGTCAACGACCTGCGGCTCGACTGGCCCGCTGTCCACGACCGCTACTTCACCAAGCAAGGCATCGCAGCACGCGAAGCCGGCGTACCAATGAACCCGAAACGGAAGAGAAAGTAACCATGCTGGTATTAGCTCACGACTATGAAACCACCGGTGTAGACACCAGCAAGCTGGGCGTAGTGCAGTCCGCTCTGTGCTTCGCCACCCTGCACCAGAACGGTAGCTTCACGATCCTGGAGAAGGACGTGCAGGTGCTCGACCCTGGCCACCCGATTCCGGCCGGCGCTTCTGGTGTGCATGGCATCTACGACCACCACGTGATTGGCAAGCCACTCTGGGAAGCCTACCTGGCTGAGCAGTTCAAGGTGGTCAACGCTACCCCGATCCAGGGCGTCGTCGGCTACAACAGCAAGTCCTTCGACGACCGCATTGCCCGCCGTGTCGGCCTTGGCGCCTACCCCTCGATCGACCTGATGCGTGCCACCAAGCGCTTCAAGACCCAGGGCATCCTGCAAAAGGCCACCCTGGGCGCCGCGTACCTGGGCCTCACCGGCAAAGAGCCGGAGAACGCTCACGACGCCTTCGCCGACATCGTGATGACCCTGGAGCTGATCGCCCCGGCCATGGAACACGCCAAGTGCGCCACGCTGGAAGACTTCATCGTTTGGCTGAACGGCGTAGGCATGACGCCGCAGGACCGCATGCCGTTCGGGAAGCACAAGGGCGTGAAGCTGTGCAACCTGCCCAAGGACTACGTGCAGTGGGCGTTGGGCAACCTGCCTGATATGGACCCAGACCTTCGCACCGCGTTCGAGGGCCTGACAGCATGAGCAGACTGGTAGGGCTGATCGGGAAGGCGCGGGTCGGAAAGGACACCGTCGCTGAGCACCTCGTCGAGCAGTACGGCCTGATGCAATACGCCTTTGCCGACCCGCTGAAGGACATGCTGGAGGCGGTGTTCGGCGACAAGTTCAGAGGCGGGGACCGCGAGCAGGTGATCGACTGGTTGGGCAAGTCGCCCCGCCAGCTGATGCAGACCCTGGGGACAGAGTGGGGCCGCGACTGTGTGCATCCAGACCTCTGGGTGCTCTTCGCCGAACAGGAGTGGCTGAAGGCTCAGGCCCGCAAGGCGCCTGGCCTGGTCATCAGCGATGTCAGGTTCAAGAACGAGGCCGAGTGGATCCACGAGGCAGGCGGCTTGCTGATCGAGATTACCCGCCCCGAGGCCGAGGAAGTTTCCGCGCACCGCAGCGAGACAGGCTTCGCGGCGTTCGGGATGCAGCGTGAGCTGATCAACAACGACGGCAGCCTTGACGACCTGTTCGAGCAGGTTGACGACCTTGTCATGGAGTTCTTACGTGGCCACTGACATTGGGAAGATCTTCGAGAAGGAGCTGGAGAAAGTCTTCCGCTCCCTCAAGGAGAGCCACCTGTTCGGGTGGCACAGGCTGCCAGACACCTCGTCCGCCGGCGGACACATCATCGGTGAGCAGCCCAGCGACTACCTGCTGGCCCTGCCGCCAGGCAGTTGCAGCCTCAACGACCAGCGCCTCCTGTTCATGGAGGCCAAGGCCAGCGAGAAGCATGCAGGGCTGACCAAGGCGGCCATGCAGCCGGCGCAGCGCGGAGCAGTCAGCTTCTACCGCAACATGCTGCAGCTGCCATACCTGGTGTTCTTCTACGCCGCCGACGCCGGCGTCATCCAGATATGGGATGGCTCGGTGGTGGTGGCAGACGAGCGGATCAGCAAGTACACGCCGCTGTGCGTGATCGAGCAGGCTGGGTCTGGGGTCAAGCTCAACACAGAGGTCATCCAGCACGAGCTGATCGACTTCTTCGAGCTGCCTCCCAAGTCCAAGACGCTCGCAAACTATTGCGCATAGACCCATATTTACAGCAGTATGGGCAACCATAAACAGGAGCACTCAATGCAAGTCCTGAAGGAAATCACCCTCTACAAGAACCACGACGGCCAGATCGGAGATTGGCTGATCAAAGCCGTTAGCCTGGAGCCGCACCTCGAGGGTGGCGCCGCGCAGCTGCAGATCAGCCACACCAAAGTGGTCGGCGGCAAGGCTGTGACCAAGATCGTTCCGGTTGAAGGAAAGAACGCCGGTCGAGCGAACGAGACCTCGCCCTGCACTCAGGCCGTCCTGGAGCTGGACAGCCGCGTCAACAAGCAGATCGACAAGGGCTACGTCCGCAACATCGACGACGCTTCGGCGCCGGCAACCAACGCCCTAGGTCTGCAGAAGCCAATGCTGGCCCACCCGATCGACAAGGTGAAGCCGGACAGCATCGACTGGGACGACGCATTCGGCCAACCGAAGCTCGACGGACACCGCTGCCTGGTGAACGGGATCATGTACAGCCGCAACGGCAAGGAGATCCTGCTGCCGCATATCCGCGACTTCCTGGGCGACCACGGCCTGGTCGACAAGAAGCTGGACGGCGAGCTCTACGTGCACGGCCAGCTGCTGCAGGACATCGGCTCGCTGATCAAGAAGCCCCGCGAAGAGTCGCTGCAGCTGCAGTATCACGTCTATGACGTGATCAGCGACGCGCCGTACGCAGATCGCCATGCCTGGCTGGCCGACGTAATGAGCGGCGCCCTGGCCGCCAACGACTCCCCTATCCGACTGGTTCCCGCCGTCCGGGTGGCCAGCCGCGACGCGCTGACCCAGCTGCACAAGGCGTGGCTGGATGCCGGCTATGAGGGCTCAATGCTGCGCCACGGCCGCACCGGATACCAGGCCGACAAGCGCAGCGGGTCGCTGCTCAAGGTGAAGGACTTCGAGGACATCGAGGCCACTGTGGTCGACGTGGAGCGTGGTACGCCGAACGGCAGTTTCGAGGTCCCCGTCTGGATCCTGCAGCTGCCCAACGGAAACCGCTTCAAGGCCACCGCCCACGGCGACATGCACCAGAAGCATGCCCAGTGGGAGCTGCGCCACACCTACATCGGCCGTCAGCTGACGGTGCAGATCTTCGGCTACAGCAAGGACGGCATCCCGCTGCTCCCGGTAGCCCTTCGTTGGAGGGAGGACATCTGATGAAAGACGCGAAAAGAACGGGCCTGACGGTGATTGTGGGCGTGCTCGCCCTGCTGATCTTCACGCTGGGCAGCTGGGTATGGCTCTACGGCACTGCGGAGATCCGCGGCCGGGTAGGCGCAGAGGTCAAGCTGGAGTCGGCGGATAGTCGCATTGCCAACTACGACCACTTCTACGACCTCTGTGCCGCGGTGCAGGGCTACGAGCATGCGCTCTTGTCGCAGCGGTCAGCCCTGGCCGCCGGGATCAGCGCCGATCGCGCCTACACCAACATGGCCGGCATCACCGCGCAGCGTGCTCGGGCCATCGCCCAGTACAACGCCGACGCCAACAAGTCCTATACCAAAGCCCGCTTCCTGGGTGACACCCTGCCTCGCCGTCTCGACGTGAACCTGGAGAACACGCAATGCAACTGATCGCCCGCATCTTTATCGCGCTGTGCATGGCGCTGTCGCTGACGGCCTGCAAGGTCGAGGGCTCGTCCCGCGACCAGAACATGAAGGCCCAGCAGTCGCTGATGGCACGAGCCACGGCGGCGGTGCCGGTACCGCAGATCAACAACTTCCTGGCCCGCGAGGCGGTGGCCAAGCAGGTCAGAAGACTCGACGAGAAGGGCAAGCTGTTCTACGTGTACATCCTCGGCCAGAACGGCCAGCAGGTTGGCTACTACGTGTCGAACACCCGTCCGGTCAGCACCTGCGCCCTGCTGACGCCTGCCCAGGAGGTCATGCACTACAACAGCGGAGCCACCGCGGTGCTTGGCACTCCCAGCCTCGGTGGTGTCTACGGGTTCGGCGGCGGCTGTAACAGCCACTTCTTTTTCGACGCAGCCACCGACGCCTACGTGGAGATCAGCGGGCTGCCCTTCTTCGTGGCAGACCAGCCGCTGGCCGTGGACGCGGCGCCGATCAAGGTGAGTCGATGACCGAGCGCCTAGCCAAGCTGCTGGGCTACATGACTGAAGCCGAGGCCAAGCGCCTCGGCTTCAGTCATCACGGCCTGTACTACGGAATCCCGTTCTGGGTCAGGGACCCCTACGGCGTGTTCGAGGCGGGACCCAAGTGGGCCGTGCTGGAACCAGTGGTAACCCTGTTCCACCACATCGAAGGCATCTGCAACCACCTGCTTAACAGGCCGCCGAGCTTCCTGTTTCAGATCAGGGAGATCGAATGAACACCCAAGAGCTGATAGCCACTGTCTTTGGCCTTGTCGTGGGGGCAGTTGTGCTGTGCACGCCGGCCGCCTGCACAGCGAACCGACACATCCAAATATCGGCCGCCATACAGGCAGGTGCCGACCCCATCGAAACCAAATGCGCCATCGAAGGAGGCTCTAGTCAGTCTCCGGTCTGCATAGTCGCCGCCGCCCGTAAGGAGCCCCGGAAATGACTCAGTACACCCTGTTCACCGACCCCCACCTCGGCACCCGCCGTGCAGCTCACACCACTCGAGAGTCTGCCAAGAAGCTGACCCAGGCCCTCTTCGATCAGGCGCTGACGATCGCAGAGAATGGCTACAACCCCATTTGCCTTGGAGACCTGTTCGACCGCGCCTGCAACGAGGAGGCTATCTTGGTACAGGGGTTCCAAGTATCCAGTAACTGCCTCTGGACGCTGGCCGGCAACCACGACAGCACCAACCGCGAAGGCACCGTCACTTCCCTGGATGCCTTGAAGGCCTTGCACTGCCCCATAGTGTCTTCCCCTGACTTGTCGACCCCTTACCACCTGTACCTTGGCGACGGCATTTTCATGGTCCCGCACCACGCATCCCAGGAGCTGTTCGAGACAGCTCTGTTCCATGCCGCCGAACATGCAGCCCACGACCGGGGCGGCAAGGCATCGGTGCTGATGCTGCACTGCAACTACGACGCCCCTGATTTCATGCAGGTAGAGGACGACACCCTCAACCTGTCCGCCGAGGTCGCCGAGCGCCTGCTCAACGCCTTCGACTACATCCTACTGGGCCACGAGCACCGACCAGCCACCTTCTTCGACGGCCGGGTTGTGATCCTGGGGAACACTCACCCCACCAGCTTCTCGGACATCAGCGACAAGTTCAGCTACGTCCTGGACATCGGCGACGGCCATGTGAGCATCGAGCCGGAGCTGATCTGGAGCCAGGAGCGCGGCTTCCGCGAGATCCGCTACGGCGACCCGGTTCCTGACCTATCCGGTGTGCAGTTCGTGTCGGTGTTCGGGATCGCAGAGGCTGAGCAGTCTGTGGCGGTGGCCGATTTCGTGCAGGAGGTCTGGTCTGCCGGCGCCGACCTGCTGGCCGTTCGCAACAACGTGATGATCGGGCAAGCGTTCAACGAGGTACAGGAGCCCGGTGAGTCCAAGCTGGGCGACCTGAAGACCCACATAGCCGCTGAGCTGCAGGGTACCGATCTGGCGGACCTGTTCTCGACGCTGGCGGCGGAGGTATCGGCGTGAGAAGCGACCAGTTCTCCGTAGGTAAAAAGGTCCTGGTAACTACCGACAACTGGTTCTTCGCCCCTGATGGCCGCCAGTACAGGGCGGCCTGGGGTACGGTGCAGGCCATCGAGACCGACGAGAAGACCCTGGGCGTTCGCACCAACGCCCGATCGACAAACTGGTACCTGCAGATCGGCGGCCTGGTGGTCGCCGGCTGCCAGATCCATTACGCCGTGGCCTGCGAGACGTGCGAGACAGGCAGCGTGGTGGACTGGAAAGAAGTCGACGGCGCCGTGACCAAGTTCATCCGCCCATCCAACGTCTACAACGCTGACGGAGGTCTCGATGGGACTCAACGACTGTAACTGTGGGGCTTACCGCGGTCAGCACGAACTCGGCGCAGGAGCCTGCTTCCGAGAGCCCTGCTCGCCGCCGGTGATGCTTGGTGACGACCTTTGGCAGGTCGACGGTGGTACCCCGATAAACACATTCACTCTGACCCAGACCTGGCTGTACCGGGCCCACGAAGACGGCACATGGAGCCGTCCGCGCCGGCCAGTCAGCGAACCCACTTTGCGAGGATGACCATGCAACTGATCAAGCTCGTCGCCAAGAACTTCAAGAAGCTCAGCGACTTCACCGCCAATTTCACCGACGGCCTGAACGTCATCGTCGGCGAAAACGCCCAGGGCAAGTCCACACTGCTGCAGGCCATCGAGGCCGCGCTGTTCGGCGTCACTGTGGTGCCAGGCAAGAAAGAGAACATCCCCACCTGGGGCCAGACCAACTTCAGCTTGGAACTGCACTTCCACGCCGAGGGCAGCGTCTACGTCCTCACCCGCAGCAAGTCTACGGCCAAGCTGTTCTGCTACGACATGGACAACAACGAGCTGCTGGTGGCCAACGGCAACACCCCGGTGACAGCCTACATCGAGGAGCTGCTGGGCCTGACCGCCAAGGACTTCAACCTGTTCGTACAGTCCAAGCAAGGTGAGACCTCGGGCGTGCTGACCTTCGGCGCCACTGCGTTGAACCAGAAGGTCGAAGAGTACGCCGGCGTCAGTCTGATCGACGACGTGGCCAAGCGTGCCAACGAGGTGGCCACCGAGCAGCGTGCAGTCGTTGCCGCCCACGAAGTGGATCCCGAGGACCTTGAGGCAGCCCGCGCCGACAAGGCTGATGCCGACACCCGCCTGGTCGCCGCCGAGAAGAAGTTCGCCGGCGCCGAGAAGGGCCTGCAGGGCCTGCCAGCGTTCACCGCCACCTGTCCGGAGCCGAGCAGCCAGCAACTGACCGAGCAGCGCCGCAAGGCAGATAAGCGCGCCGAGGAACTGAAGGAGGCGCAGGCTGACGTGGCCCTGAAGAAGCAGGCCGTCGAGTCTGCGTTCCAGGCCCAACAGGCAGCCGGCGAGCTGGTGGACATCGAGCAGCTCGATGCCGACAAGAAGACTGCCAGCGAGCTGGTCCGGCGCCGCCGCGCAGACCTGAACGTCCTCAGCGTCGAGAAGATGGAGGCCCAGGCCGCCGTTAAGGCGCTGGAGAAGGCACAGGAAGCGTTCACAGTAGCCGAGCAGTCCATGGAGGTGGGGGCAGTAGATCGCCTCACCAGCGCTGTCGCAGATGCGCAGGCTGAGCACACTGCTGCCGGCGAAAGTGTCGCCGTGCTGTACTCGCGCCACCAGGACATGAGCAAGATGGTTGACGGGGCCACCTGCCCCACCTGCGGTAACAATCTCAGCGACCACGATCCGGTCAAGCTGGAGAACGAGTTCATCGAGCTCACGAACCAGCTGGAAGCAGCGCGCCGGCTCAAGGTCGAGGCCAAGAAGAAGCTCGACAGCCTGCAGGCCAGTCTGGACAAGCACACCGCCACAGAGCTGGCGTTCACCCGCGCCGGCGACGCCCTGGAGAAGGCCCAGACTGCGGTTGATGCGATTCGCGTAGCGCTGGACGACGAGCTGGAAGGCGCCACCGCGCTGCTGGCCGACGCTGATGCCGCTCTGGCTACTGTGAACGTCAAGCTGCAGGGGGCCGAGGAAGCCAACGACAACGTGCGGGCCTACCGCCGCCGGTTTGCTAAGGCCGAGCGGGAGCTCGAGGAAGCTGAGGACCTGGTGTCCGACCTGGAAGCTGCACAGCTGCCGCGTCCGACCGATGTGGAGATCGACGCCACAGCCCAGGCAGAAGCTGCTTTCCGCGAAGCACAGAGTGGGTACGAACGAAGCAAGTCTACCCTGGAGTCCGCCGTGGTTCTGGCCCGAGCCGAGCTGCACAGTGCCCGCAACGTCTCCGGCTATGCAGATGCAGAGCTTTCCCGCCTGGAGGAGGCCGCTGAGAAAGGTCGGCTGGCCCGCGAGATGATGGACAAGGCCTCCCGTCTGGCCCGGTTCCTCCGCGACCGCCGGCAGGCATACCTGCAGGAGATCTGGCAAGCCGTCATGGGCGCCGCCTCGCGTCAGGTGGCCACCGCATCTCGTGGCCTGATCACCAGGATCGCCAACAACGACGGTGAGTTCACCTTCGAGGAAGACGGCGTCGTGGCCCCGGTGGCCAGTGCGTCCGGCGCCCAGAAGGCGTTCATCGGCAGCGCGGTGCGCATCGGCCTGGCCCGTACCCTGTACGGCCGCGACAGCCTGCTGATCTTCGACGAGCCCACCGAGTCCATGAGCGAGCGTAACGCCTCTGGCCTGGCGGCCTCCCTTGCCGGCGCAGCCAGCCAGCTGCTGCTGATCACCCACCGCGAGCAGGACCAGGGCCTGGCCGCGAACATCGTCCAAGTAGGAGCGTAACGATGCACACCTGCCCAGCCTGCGGACACTCGTCCGCACCTGCGGTTCACCTCAACCGGGCCGGCGACCTGCCGCCGGTTAACTGCCCACTCCTCATAAACGTGAACGGCGAGCTCTTGAGAGCTCGCCGCACAGGTTTCATCGAGGGTAAGGACCGGCAGATGGAGTACGAGACGCCAGAAGGCGAGATACTCCTAGGCCGGTTCGAGTGGACTTACCCCTGATCTTCCTTCTCGGCCGGCGGTGTCTTTCCGCCGGCCAACCCCTGCAGAAGTGCAGGCACCATCTTCTTGGAGTGGCTGACGATCAGCTCAAAGCCCTTCATGCCTGTGGCACCCACCAACAAGACCAGGGCATCCCTATTGCCCCAGTCGGATGGGATCAGCTGCCCAAACACCATCCCCATGTAGAACCCCACCATTGCGGTGACGAACAGCATCAGGACGGACAGAGCCTCTCCGTTCCGCCTGGCAACCTGGTACAGGTAGCCTACCAGCGCAGCGAATGCGCCGAGCAGGCCGAAGTACACAAACGCCTCGAACTTCTCAACCCAACCGAGCGTTGTCTTCACGGGCGTCCTTAGTAATCAGGTCCAGGATCAGCCAGTAGGCCATGCAGTTGCTAAGGACAAACATCTGAAACACCCGGATCGACAGCAGGGTCTTCCCGTAGACCTCCAGGGCGTAGAAGTTCGCCGCCATGAAGGTCAGGGTGCACACTGTCATCAGCATCAGAATTGCCGCGAGGCGTGCCTCCTGCTGCCTGTCCTTGACCCGGAACACGCGCTTCCAGACCACGAACAGCTTAACCAGGAGGGCCGAGTACAGGAGGAACGGCACCGCGGAAATGAACAAGTCGAACACTTGCTGGTAGGACATGGTCACGCCTCAGTTACCGAAACTTGGGCGGGCTTCAACACCGGCAGCGGCCCAGTCTGCAGGAGGATCTCCTCCGGGTACCGGTAACCGGTAACTCGGCTCACTTGGAACGCTCGGATGTTCACCTCGTCGGACTGGTTGCCGCCCAGGACCAGAAGATTGCCTTTCTCGTCCCGGCCCACCGCGAAGCCGACGTGGCCACCGCCGTCGCGGGAGAACACCACCACGCAGCCTACGACTGGATCCACCAGGGTGCGGCCCCACTGCAGGTAGGACTTCGCGCTCTCGAATCGGGTCGACCGGACCCCACTCCGCTCCAGCATCGCCCCGACGAACGCCGCACACCACGGTGTCTCGTCGTCCTTGATCCCGCCGCGCTTGATGTCCTTCCACATCTGCAGGATCTCCGCCTGGTGGCTAGGTCCTTTAAGCTCGGACAGACCTATATGCTTCCTGGCCTCTACCAGCCAGCTGGGTTCTTTCATTGCGGGGCTCCTTCACTCGCCCACTCGCGCCACGCTTCATCGCGGGTATGCAGCGTTCGCAGGAGAGTCTTCAGGTGGTTGAGGTCTTGCTTGGAGAGTGCCGCCGCAGCATCCGGCGACTTAGGAGAAATGAAGCGAGGTAGCGGGGACGGCCTGTACTCCGCGGAAAGCTCAGCTGGCGGGCGGCGCGGCACTTCGACAGGAACCAGAACCTCTACCGGGCGGTAGACGACCACCTGCTCAGGTGAGGTGCAGCCGGCGGCCAACACGATCAGTAGGAGAACAGTGAGTCGAGCCACTTGTTCATCTCCTCTGGCTGGGTGCTGCTCTGGTGGTCTGTCGCTAGCTTGGCTGGCAGGGTCGCCAGCTTCTGGGTTGCGCGGCCGGCGGCCTGAAGAGCTTCTGAACTCAGCCGGCTCTTCAGTCCGGTGACCGCTGCGTTCTGCCTGTCGACGGAGGCTTTGAGCGCCAGACTGTCCTCGGACAGACGCCGAACCTGTGACTGACTGCCGGAAAGCAGCACGCTTATGGCCTCTGCCCGCTGATGCTCGCTAAGCGCAAGTAGCAGGGCGGAGGCCGCCAGCAAATAGGGAAGGATTCTTGAGAGCATGGAAGGCCTCTGGTTTTCAGAAGACTACCATAAACCTGTATTCCTGTAGAGCCTTACCAGACCATCTGCTTCACTGGGGGTGGTCATTCCGGCGCCTTCGGTCTCTGCGCTGGTTCAGGGAAGCCCGGGCTCTTAGGCCAGTCACGCAAGGCAATACGATAATCGCGCCACGCTTTGGCGTTCTGCCCAGAGTCAGACATCCTGTTGACCTGGATGTCAGCCTTGCTCAGCTCAGCGCCCCTCCACTCACGCTCACGCGCTTCGCTCAACTCACGGAGCTTGGTCGCATCCACTTTAAACATTGTCGTTTTCTCCGTAGCCGGTAGGCTCCCCTAGCGCCTCCGGGTCGATCACCCATGCGTCTCGCGTCACAGGGTCATAGGCGGCATTCATAGCCCCCCAGTCGACCTCCCAAAAGGGCACTCCGCGTTTCACCAGAGAGCGAGCGACCATGCCAAAAAGCTCCTCGTCAGTACCTTGGTAGGTCTTGAACACGCCGGCGCGCATGCCGGCCACGTCGATGTAGTGCTCGACGAACGGAGCCGTCGAGTTGTGGATGATGACGCGGGGTTTTACAGGATCGGTCATTCTCAGTTCCCCAGGATCACGTTGACATAGTTGCTGTCCGCGGCGGTTGCTGCGTTGTACGCATAAGTCGTCAGCTTCAAGTTGGTACCGTTACCGGCCTGCGTCATAACGATCCGGTTACCGTTGGTCATGGCTACGGCGGGCTTGTTGTTTTCCACATCGCCAAACGCACCAGCGATCGCGTAGACACCCACGGCCTCCCGGCTCACATTCAGGCCAGCCGTGTTGCGGAGCATCGTGATCGCCCCCGCACCGTTAAACGTGCAGGAGCCGCCGATCAGCCCGGTGTGCGAGTTGTTGGCCTGTACCAACCAGCCGGCCCAAGCGGCGGCGCCCAGCTTACTTCTGGACCAGATGACGCCATTAGGGTCGTAGTGGATCTGGAACAGGTGGGTACCGTCGTTGTAAGTCTTGATAATCCCGGCTTTAGCCTGGAAGAAGTTGAATGTGCCGGTAGTGTCCGCCGAAACCTGAGTCTCGACACCATTCGCCGTTAGGTTGTCGATGTTTACGGCAGTTGGCCCGAGGGCAACGCTGCCGTAGGCAATTGCACCATCAGTCCAGATGCCGTTCGTGCCGATACCGCCTTGCAGCGCACCGGACTGATACACATACAGCCCCTCGCCAATCGCGGCATTCGCGCTGGTGTGGCTGCCGCGAATCCAGGAGAGGCCGAAGCTATTCGCAGGGTTATACGCTACGCCCTGCCCTGCCCCGTCATAGTTAGAACCCATGCCCCAAATATTCGCGCCCCAGTCCGCGCCTGAACCGTTGGAGTTGGCGTAACCCCCATGGATGCCCATCGGCGCCTCAACCACTCCGGTCAAAGTCCCGCCGGCCAACGGCAGTTTTGTTGCATCGGCTACGGTGATGTTCGCGGTGCCGTTGAAGCTGACCCCGTTGATGGTTCTGGCAGTCTGCAGGGCAGAGGCTGTTGCAGCGTTTCCAGAGCATGAAATCGCCCAAGTACCGGAGGCCCCGCCGCCTGTCTTGGTCGGCGCACGGCTCGCAATCTCAGCCACCGCATAGGCTGTTGAGGCAATCTGTGTGGTATTGGTGCCAACTGGGGCGGTTACGCAGGTGGAGGCGCCTGTCAGGGCAATTGAGTCGAAGTCGTTGATAGCGTCGTAGGCGCCGCTGGCCGTGCTGAACACCAGCTTACGCTTACCCTGGGCTACTGCCACTGCGGCGCCGTTCGGTCCGCAGCGCACAGAGACAGAGAACGCACCAGTTGTACCGTTACTGATCGAGTAGATCCGGTTTGCAGTAGTTGGCAGCTCCACCACGAGCGCTGAGGTAAGTGCGCCGGACAGCGCGATAACAGCATTCGCTGCCTCGTCCGAAGTCAGCACGCGGGTTCCGCCGGTCAGGCCAGCAAGGGCCAGCTGGCCGTTGACCACTGACTGCACAAACGCTGTAGACGCGACCTGCGTGGTGCTTACCCCTGGGGACGCAGTTGGTACCGTCGGCGTGCCTGTTAGCGCTGGGGAAGTAAGCGGAGCTGCCCCCATCTCCGCCAAGGTCCAAGAGACGTTAGCGGACCCGTCGAAGGATTTGGCTGAGGCGCCCAGGGTTAGCGTGCGAGCAGACGCCAGCTTCGTAGCTGTGGCGATGTTTCCGCCCGCCTCCAGCTTGGAGTTCAGCTGCCCCTGAACCTTGCCGAACGCAGAGAGCACTGTGTCGGTGCTGGCCAGAGGCGCAGCGGTGCCTGCCAGGTACCCAGTCAGTACAGTAGACCGAACATTGTCCGCCAGGCCGTTGGCGGCGGCGGTGATCTGTGCCTGCAACTTACCCAGGCCGACCAGCAGACTGTCAGTAGCTACGACCGCCGAGCCGGTGGCAGTGCTGAGGCCGGTGAGTACAGCAGCCCGGACGGACGCTACCAGATCCTTCCAGGTCTTGTCGCCTGCCCAGAACTGCGAGGAGGTACCGGCAGCGATGCTCGGCTCCTTGGTAGAGTCAGCAACGGTGATGTTTGCAGTCCCGTCAAAGGCCACGCCGTTGATAGTGCGCGCCGTAACCAGCTTGGTCGCCGCCGCGGCAGTCCCTCCAACAGGCAGGGCGCCGATCTTAGCCGGAGTGACAGTGACCGTGCCGGTCTCTCCGTTTACCGAAGACACCGCCTCGGTGTTGTCGATTTTGTAGAACTGGTCGAGGTTCTTCGAGTAGACCAGGGTGTCACCAACCCCGTAGACCTCGCCACCCGCCGTGCCGCCGACAGTCACCTTCCAGAAGGCTCCGTTACTGGGCTTCGCCGGGTACGAGCCGGAGGATAGGTCGATGCCGCCAAGCTCCACCAGGCTGCCTGTAAGGGACGCGGCGGCGCTATGGGCCTGGTCGCGGTATGTCTGCGCCATGGACGCGGAGGACGACGCTGCCGACTCGGCGGCCTGTGCCGCCTGCTTGGAGACCAGGGCAGCAGCCTCCGAAGTGGCCGCCGAGGCCGAGCTAGCCGCAGCCTTGGTTGCGTGGTGCTTCGCCGAATGCTTCCCGGCCTCCACTTGGACATCGACACCCTCTTCGGCCCATTTCTGTGCCTTGGCGGAACTAGCGGATGCCTCGGCGGCTTTGGTCGTGGCCGTGGCGGCACCTGTCGAGGCAGTAGAGGCGCTGCCAGCCGCCTCAGTGGCTTTGGTCGTGGCAGTGGCGGCACCTGTCGAGGCAGTAGAGGCGCTGCCAGCCGCCTCAGTGGCTTTGGTCGTGGCAGTGGCGGCACTCGATGCAGCGTTCGTCGCACTGGTCGAGGCTTCAGTGGCCTTGGTTGTGGCAGTGGTTGCGCTCGATGCAGCGTTCGTCGCACTGGTCGAGGCTTCAGTGGCCTTGGTTGTGGCAGTGGTTGCGCTAGCCGATGCCTTCGCAGCGTGGTGCTTGGCCGAGTATTTGCCCGCCTCTACTACAGTGTTCTCCGGCTCTTCCGCCCACTTCTGGGCCTTGACCTGTGAGTTGCTTGAGTTCGTCGCACTGGTCGAGGCTTCAGTGGCCTTGGTTGTGGCAGTGGTTGCGCTCGATGCAGCGCTGGAGGCGCTGTTGGCAGCTTCAGTGGCCTTGGTCGAA